GCTAAAATATTAATCTCAAATAAACCAAAGTCTGTAAGAGTTAGCTGTGAGTTAGAGTTTCCATCAGAATAAACTGACACGTTATCAGCGTTTGAATCTAAATGAACGATACCACCAATAAAGAAATTAGTATTTCCTGGTGTTACGATAATTAAATTTTCTGCTTCTTCTGCAGCACCGCCATAGATCAATTTAAAGTGTGCACCAGCAACCGGCGCTGGTAATGTAATTGTTCTATTAGATCCAAGGGCAGGAACCACAAGGGTTCTTCCGCTGTGTGTTGCATTATCAAGTGTTTTGTCTTCGTCTCCTAATGCAACTGGTCCATCACCTAAAGTAATGATTTCAGTAATCGTTCCAGTAGATGCTGCTTTACTGATTGTTTTAAATGTATCTTCAGATCTTACTGGACCTGAAAAAGTTGTAGTTGCCATAATTATATCCTCCTAGTTTCTGAATACTGTCTCTAGGCCGTCGACTATACTCGTCAGTATTCTAATTAATTGTATAGTAATAAAACTATATACTAGATTTTAGTAGAGTGCAAGAGAGCCTGTAATGTGAATTAAATTTATTCAACGATGTAGCTTTTTATTAAGTAGCTACTGAAACTTGTGGAGCAGCGTCTTCCACCTTATTTAACAGATGCTCTTTTTTAGCTTCTGCTATTTTAATATGGCTAATTACTTCTCTGACTTTTCGATCAATCTTAACCATGTTTAAGGTATATCTACCTTCTTTAAGATGCTCCTGCTCCCATTTTAGATCTAGACCCTTCTTCTGTGTGTAAAGGTCGTTTAAATGTGTTTGCATCTCCATTCATAACCTCCTCATAGGTTATTCTATGTACCCTTGGATCATGCATTTCTCCAAGAGTCTCCCATTTTATATCATTTTTTCCTAATTTGTCAATGATGGCATTTTCTATATCTAATGGGCCGTCCAAACACTCAATTATAAAATTTGCATGTAGCTTATATGCATATATTTGGACTTTAAATTTTTTCATAATTATACTTTCTTATTAGATTGTGGCGGAACTGTGTCCCGCCACAAAAATTATTTAGATTACGCTCCTGGTGATCCGAAGATACCTCTAGGGTCTGAGAATCCAAAAGAATATCTCTCTCTAGCTTTGTATCTTACGTTTCCAGTTTCGAAGTCACCTTCCATTGCAGTTTTGATTGGTGCTCTAACAAACATTTTTAGTCCATTAGGTACATCAGTCTTAATGAAAAACGCATCAGTGTCAGTTAAGTAGTGGTTTACTACGTAACCTTGAGGAATCATTCCCATGTTTCCTAATGCATTAATGTCATTATCTGCAGTTCCAGTTCTACCTTGAGATTTCATTAATCTCTCAGCAGTAAATCGCAAAGCAGAAGGAACTATCATTTTAACTCCTCTAGCTGCGATTTTTAGACCTCTTTCATCAGTGAACGCTGCTATGTCAATTAACGACTGCTCTAACGAAGTTTCGTTTAAGTCAGCTGCAGTTGACAATTCATTTCTGAATGTTCCAGCAACGATTGGGTGGTCAGTAGCGCAAAGCTCCTTACCATCACCGCCTGTGAAAGACGAATCGAACGCATTGTTTAACACGTTAGCACCTTTGATCTGTTTAGCATTTGCCATAGATCTAGCTAAAGCTTTTGTATATCTAGACGCAAGTCTGTCATACAAGTTATCCTCAATCGCTTCTTCAGTAATTGAGAATGCTAAAGCAAGTGTTTCG